GGTCTTAACCCGTATGGTCCAAAGTTGAATGCTGCTGGATCGTTGAACTGACCACGTTGGTACATAGTATTGTTCTTACGGAATGACATAATTAATGTATAAGAACTGTTTGCAGTTGTACCATAAGTATAAACACCCAAATCACCATTACCAACACTTGCAATACCTGCCGCAGTGTTGCCAGAATTGTTCATGATAGCAGGTACCTGTTCACCTAAACCAAAATCCCCAGAATCGTTTAAATGGAAAATGGTTGATGAGTTAGCAAACTGTGCTGCTGGAGTTGCACCACCACCATTCCAGAATATTTCGACTGATCCCATAGGGGTTGCAACTGGAAAGTTTACGTAATATTTTAATCCAGTAAGTTGTAGATCATAATAACCCAAAGCAGTATTACTAACACTCAAACTAGAATTGAGGGGAACGCCATTGGCATCTAGTGCACCATATAAAGTATTTGCCTTAATTCTCGTATTGTTTGTTTCGTTTACTGAAGCATCAAAAGTCCCTGTTAATTTAATAACAGTGTCTGTTACGGTATCTCTAAGGACTTGATAAGTAAATTTATTTGCCATTGTATTATTCCTTATTGAATACTATTATTCGTCTTCTTCGTCTTCGTCATCAAAATCTTCTTCGTTATCAGAATCATCTTCATCACCATATTCTTCTTTATTCAAGCATTTCTTTTTAACCATCTTTTTGACAAGTGCTTTATCTTCTGCATCATCACCTTCTACACCAGCATCTTCCTCTTCTCCCTCTTCTTCTTGAAGTTTTTCTTCAGTAGCAAAAAGAGTTTTAGCAAGAGAAAGTTTACTTGCTTCAAACTGTGCAGTTACGCGATCATGGATTTCAGCATACAATGCATCGCGAAGTTCTTTTCCTTGATCGTTGATTGCATAATCAACAATATTTCTTGTGTTATCAGACATTTTTATCTCCAAATAGATATATTTATAGTATTTGCTTTATCTTGCTAAATGTGCCAGGTGAAGTAAAATCTTCTGATTTTGGTGTATCCTGATTTTGTGCACTTTGTTTTGCTTCTTTGGCCGCAAGTTTTTGATCCAATTCTGATGAGTGTTGGTTCATTGCCATTTGTTGTTCACCTTCTACATCACCCATCATTTGCTGTGCAGCAACGTCATTGGTAACAGAAACTGGCATTCCAAGACCAACTTCTTTTTCTTCATCAATTTCTTTCTGCATTTGCTTTATATCATCATCAGTCATACGCAGTACATTACGTTGAATCCATGCTTGTGAATAGTAACGACCTGTGTATGGATCTACCTGTTCTAACAGAGTCAAACGTTCCTTCATCAGTTCTGCTTCTTTCAGTTCTGTGAAGTTATTGTCTTTGATGAAGTCAAAATACAAATGTTCTTTAAACTCATCCCACTCTTCAGCAGTACAAATTCCTTTAAGTACACATTGTACTCTCAGTGCTTGGATAAACACATCAGAGAACTTGTTGCGTAATCTGTCTACGAACTTAGCAAACTTTAACTCATCACGTGTTACTTCTGCTACACGACCAATAGAGAAACCTTGATCTGGTTCCAAACGAGAGATTGGAACATTCAATGATTTGTAAAGTTTCTTTTCAAAATACTTTACATCTTCTAGTTCACCAAGGTTCTGTCCACCTGGTAGAGTATCAATTTCTGTGCCTTTACCACCTTCTCTACGTGGTAACCAGAAATCTTCCATCATAGAAAGGAATTTACGATCATCCCTAATCTCGCCAGTATTTGCATCATAGACAAGTTTGTTCTTGTACTTGACCATGATATCACGGAGATACTGTTCTGCCTTTAACTTAGGTAAATTACCAACATCAATATAAAAAATTCGTCTTTCTGGAGCACGTGATATACGGTAAATAACAGTTGCATCTTCAATCATACGCAGCTGGTTAAGTGGTTTGATTGCTTTATGTAAATATGAAAGAACGGTTGCTCTACGAGAATCCATCAGTCCAGAAACAACTGCTATGATAGAATCTGTGGCAATACGAACACCAAGTGGACCGAAACTAGATGATGATCCAGAACCTACCTTATCATTATAGATGTAATATTCATTGATTACATCCATTACGTCTACACCTGTACGTTCATCTTTTCTTTTCTTGACTTCACGAATCTTTCTTAGTTTACGTGGGTCAATATATCTAAGTTCCTTGATACCTGCAACGGGATTTTCTCTGTCTATTACGATATGGTAATACAATCTACCATCAACATAGTATCTGCGGAAAATATCTTGCGCCATGTTTGTATAGTTCATGAGGCGCATGATATTATTAAATTCTTGTTTAATTGCGTTCTTGATCTTTTCTGGTTGTTTCAGATCATCAAGAACCAACTTTAAAATAACACCATCATCATCTTGGCAAATTGCTTCGTTGATGATATCGTCAATTGCTGATTCAATTTCTGGTTGCATAGACATTTCACGATAACGTGAAATGAGTTCTACTTCATTTTTTGCAGTACCATCTAAATCTACATACGTACCATAATACGCAGCAGAAGTAATAGTCAACGCTCCATCGTCATTATTTGGTGGAGAGAATGACTGTTGAACTGCTTTTTCCTCGTCTTTTTTGTCGCGAGAAATGCTAAATCCAAACAAACTAAATTTTGCTAAAGATGACATATTTGTTTTGTTTCCATTTCATAAAAAAATCATAAGGGGGGATTTCTCCCCCCTCGCCACATATTAAGACGTTGTATCTGAAGTCCAGTACTGGTATGCAAACGATACTGTGTAATCTTCGATAGTATCATTGCTATCCCATGCAACATCAATTGGTGCTAGGTCAATCGGGAACATTCCTACAAATGAGTATTGTTTTAGAATGTTATCGGGACCAGATTTACCATATTGACTTACTGTAGCATCAATTGAATAAGAAGATGGGTTTTGTGAACTTGAATCTCTTACGTTAGATGCGTGAGAGTTGATCAGGTTCATCCAGTTCTCTAAAGATTTACGAATAGCAAAATCTTCGTCATTGATGATAGTGATTGTCCAATCGTTGAATACACGGTTACCTGCAAACTTCAGTTCTCTACCAAAATATGGTAGAGAAACTGTGTTTACCTGTGATCCTGGAAGTTGTGCCGCTTTACATAGGAACGTGGTCTTCTGACCAGCTGCACTTGCTCCAGCAACTTGTGTTGGGAAAATTAAAGATACAGAGAATAGATTGGGACGGGCACCGTCACCAACTAACGCTGATCTAAATTCTGTTACGTTGAAAGCCATTGTTATCTCCTATTGTTCCTATTATTTATGCTGATCCAACGACAGTAGTAAAGTCAACACCAGTACCAACAGCAACGAAGTTCAACTGAATATAGTTGATAGAACGTGCTGGTTTGATGTAGATATCACCAACAAATTGGTTGCTATCAATAACCTGACTTGTGTTGTTAGTTGTGTCACAAACAACCTTGAAATCAGTGATACCACGGCGACCTTGAACGTCACGTAAGAATGGAGTTACAAGAGCAACAAACTGTGCACGAGTGAATTCATCATTGAATTCAAACAATGAGTATTGAGCTGCTTTTGCAATTGACTTCTCAAGAACAATAAACAATCTACGAACATTGATATGATCAAATGCAGATGGTTTTGCTTGAAGAGTTTTATCACCAAATAATACGATACCTTGTCCTGGGAAGGAAACGACTGGATTAACACCAGCAGCATATAATATATCTCTTTGTGTTTTATTTGGGTTCCATGCCAATTTGATAGCATTCTTGATTGCGCCACGGTTGAATCCTGCTGGTGAATACCAAGGATCACGAACAGAATCTGTGTATACACATAATCCAGCAACGTCAGCATTCAACGGAATCCAACGATAAACATTGTTATATACATCAAACTGATATTTCCAACCGGAGTCAGCAACAACATATGAAGATGAACGTGCTAAACTGGTATTCAACCATGTAGAAATGTTTGTTGTTTCGTTTCCTGATTGACTTACAACCGCAGATTGTGGTGGTGAAATGAATACAACACAATCTTTTCTAACTGTAGCAACGTTATCAATTACATATTGTTGAACATTTGCACTTGCATCACCAGTGATAACGAGTGAAATATCAAGTAATTCTTTGTTACTGAATAATGCATATGCAGAATCTAAGTTTGCTTCACTTACAGCAACATCCGTCCCACCTGCTAGTGGGAATGATGGGTTGGTTGTCAATGTAACAAAGTTTGTGTTTGATGATGCAGTTCCCCATGACGCACTAGTTGAAGAATAACTTGGTGGGTCAATAGCATAAACATATTTTGAAGTGTTGAATACTACTTGTTTGTAGTAGTTGGTGCTTCCGCTGTTTAGGTTCATAGCATCTACTGCTTTAGAAACGAACGGGAATGTTTCTAGAACAGCACCCTTTGAACCAGTGATAAGACCACCAGCATCAACAACAACGATGTGTAGTTCATCATTAGAACCACCAACACCAGATACGTAGTCAGATGTGCTTGGAGCAGATGGGAAATAATTCTTATAATTCCATGTACTGAACAATGTAGTATTAGCACAAACTTCTACTTGAATAGAGTTTCCTAATGTACCAGCATATCTAGCAATGAAAGGTCCATATGCATTGTTGTTGTTTGTATTCAGATATGAATATTGGAAACTATCAGAATTAGCAACCTGTACAACAGCAGATGTGTTTGCTGTGGCATTATTAGATGCAGAGTTTAATGCACGAACAACAGTAAGGTTATTTCCATATGCCAAGAAATTTGAAGCAGTGAAGAAAGAAACCGCAGACGTATTATCTGGTTGCCCGAAAGTTTTTGACAGAGTGATTTCACTGTCAATAAGAATTGGTTTATTTGCTGGACCCCAATTGAATGTTCCAGCAAAGGCACCAGAAGTAGTTAAAACCGAAGGTACGACTGTAGTTAAGTCAACTTCGGTTACATTAACACCTGGAGAGAGTTGAAAAGCCATTTTGTTCTCCTAATTTATTATAAGTTCTTTTGGTAGATACAATTACCATAACGATATTTATCAAAAGGATGTTTTATACTCATCACGTAAACCTTTGAAATATCCAGCATAAACCTCTCCACCACCTGCCTCTTCCCAGACATCACCACCCCAAACACTAAACTCATTTCCATTGACACCATCATCTATGATAGGTGCGGGTAGTATGTCATCATCATGTTGGTTCATTGACTCCAACTGAAGTTGCTTTCTTAGATCGTGACTTACTATTTCTCTAAAATATTTCTGTGTTGTTGCCCAAGCAAACAATACACCTGTCATTACGAGGTCATCATTGGCACCTTCTTCGGCTGCGAATGATGTTTTATTGGCAACAAAGGTAGTCAATTCAGAATATGTTATAAAATCATTTATTATAAGTTTGTTCCCCTCAATCAATGTTTTCAGATTAGAACAACCAATCTTCTTTACTTGGGGAGACATTTTCAGACCCATTTGTATACCACGAGCAAAACCAGCAGATAACTGTTGTGGTTTC